GTGTACACCATACTCATTAGCATTTATGTTTTTCAACATAATTTTGTCCTTTTCAGGCATTTTGGCGTAAGTTTTGTCCCCAAATTGTCCATCTGTAGGATATACTCCAATCATCTTTTGATATTTAGCGATTGCTTCCTCAGTCTTTGAATTTCGGCCAGTTCTACCATCCACTACCAAACCAGCATTCATTCTTTTATTCAGAAAAGCCTGAATTCTATAAACATGCTCTCGGTGATACATTTGCTCATTAATTACTCTTTTAACAACTCTTGTTAAGTCTGATTCAGTTAATTTTATAATTTTTTTCATAATTAATATTTGAGGGTTAATAAGTATTTTGATTTGTTAACTAATAACAACATTTCGTCCCTAATATTTAACAAATCAGTATCATATCTTGAATCAAGTTGGTCCGAAAACCCAACCAAAAACTCTGTAATACCATCTAAAAAATTTTGCATACTTAGTGAATTTATATCTTGAAACATTAAAGCAAATTCGGGTTCAAACTCGGGTCTTCCATATTTACCCATCATTGCCTCAGTAAAATCATCTATCAAATCTCCGAGTCCGTCATATATTTTTCCATAAGTTTTATGTTTAGCATCCCCAAATGTTTGCCAATGTAAAAACTTCCATTGTAGTTGTATCTGTACTAATTTTTTAATAAGTTCTTCTTTCATGTTAATAAATATCCTTATAAACAAAAAAAAGGTCGTGAAGACCTTTTTAAGTTTTAGATTCAAAATCAAGGACTCCTTGTTTTTTCTGATTAATAAAATGTTGTACCCTTTTTGTCGCCACTTCACAATAATTAGGACTAAGCTCGATTCCAATCCATCTGCGGCCTAACGTTTCTGCTGCAACCAAACTAGTCCCGCTTCCAGCGAATGGATCCATAATTATATCATTCTTGTAGGTAAGAATTTTTATCGCTTTAGTCGGAATATCCATTGAAAAAGTTGCCTTTGTTTGTTGTCTTGTATCCGCAAAATATTCCCATTGACCATATACCAAACTCATAAAGTCCTTCTTATCTTCATCTTGATACATGGTTTTTTTCTTTATTGTTCCGTCTTCTTGTTCAACATCAACAACTTCTCCAACCCACTGAGGTTCCCCTTTAACTTTCTTAATCCTATCTTTCTTATAGGCAAGAATTACACATTCTTTTGGATTATAAATGTAAGGTGAAGATGGAGACATCCAAGAACCCCAAGCAGTGGTCTTACTTCTATGTGGAGCATTCTCATCAAGGTCAACAAGACCATAAAATTTGAATCCAACCTTTTTCATCACAGACCAAAATTCAGACATAAATAATACTCTACCACCTCTATCTTGGACGTTAATTTCATATGGAATATTAACCGCAATCCTTCCATCATCTTTAAGAACACGAAATGATTCACCCACCCATTCTTCTGTAAATTTCCAATATTCTTCCATCGATTGGTTATCGTCATGACTATCATAGTCAATACCGACATTATAAGGTGGTGAAGTAACAATTAAATCAATTATTGACTCAGGTAATTTACCCATCTCAATAACACAGTCTCCATTTATAATCCTATTTGTTTCTAACATCGTAATTTACCTTCGTTTCTTAATTGTTCTCTAATCTTCGTCGCAGATATATCTGAAACTTCTTGAGGTGGAATATGTTCTATAATATCGTATCCGACTCCTCTACCAAAATTAACTGACTCAATATCAGGAATAATGATAACTTTAACTCTACCCTCCTGAATTAAGTCTAAAAGTTCTCCAGTGATTCTATTCTCAACCTCTTGTGAAGTATAAGGATTTTTATCGTCAGGTTCAATATCTCTAATGCAAATTAAAACATTTTTACCTTCATCAAGACACTGATTCATTAACCATTTGTGTCCATCATGAAATGGTTGAAATCGTCCCACCAACATAGAATACTGTTTACCACCAGTATTTTTTAACTTGGGGTCTCCCTCAACGTGAATCTTTTTCATATTTGTTTTTAATTTGGTTTTATAAACTCTAAAATTATATTTGCAGAATCATTAATTGAAACATTCGTTGTATCAATATCTATATAATTTTCTGTCGGTGGTTCATAGTCTTGTACGAAGAAACTTTCTCTACCACGTATTTCTGTTGTATGAACATAAACTTCAATAAGATTATTACCCATCTTTGATTTGAACTTATCTCTTTGGTCTTTATATGGAGACACTAAGGAAACAAATAAGTGTTTACCTTTGTTATGAAGATATTCTGAGATTTGTTGCGCAAGTTCAATATTCTTTCTACGTCCAACTTCAGAGTAATCCTTATTATCAAATAAATCCCTCAAATCATCACCATCAATATGAAATACATCCGAACCCATGTTTAACATCATTTTTTTACATAGGGTTGTTTTACCTGATCCAGGTTGTCCTGTTAACCAAATTATCATTTCTCTAAATTTTTGATTTTTCGGTCTAAATAAAATGCGGCTTTCTTCAAGTCTTCAAGTTCTTTGGTTTGGTCTTTTTTACCCGCTCTAGCAACGTATTTAACTACGTTGAATAGGTAAGCGTCTTTATCAAGTTCCCAAGCCTCACATACTTTAATAACCTCGTACGTATTGTCCTCACCACCATAATGGTTAGGATGATTTACCATTTCATTCTTCATTTTCGTTACCCCACTTTTTTTCAATGTATTCGATGTATCTATCATAATTTCTTGGATTATACAACATCCAAATGAAATAGATATCAAAGAACCATTCTATTTTTTTGAATACTTTTTTAATTTTTTCCAAAATATTGTTCAATAGTTTCAAGTCGTTCATCAGCGTCTGCCAACATACGGAGAGCTTCTTCAGCATTCTCATAAAAGTCTTTTGTTGAATGGTCACCAATACCTACACCAGTATTACCCAACAAGTCCAAGGTTAATAACGCCTTTGCCTTATCTGCCTCTGCTGAGGTCTTTAACATTTTGATTAGATTTTTATTCATAACTTCCATTTTTATAAATTAATTGTTTTTAAGATTTCATCATCGGTTTTTCCTTGCATGTGCATGTTGAAAATGAGAGAACAGGTATCATTCTCAAAATACAACATATCACTTTTTCCGTAGTATTCTTTCAATCTTCCTTCTTTGAGGGCAGAGACACATTGGTCAAGAATTACCCATCGCTTGTTGAGACTCATGTCGAAAATGTAATAAATTTAGTTTGGAGAGTCAAAGTTATTAATTTTTTCAAAATTTACAACTTGAAAAATATAAGACATAACTTTTCGCTTAATAATCGGAACCATCGTCTCTTCAAAAGGAAAATTTTGAGAACATTTAATTTCGAATATAGGTAAGTTTTTATAAAAATTGGTATCATTCCATTTCGATTTATTTTCAATTATTTCAGTTAGAGTCATTTCATCAACACCTCCAACAGAAATCAACCCCAAATGAGTTCGATTTGTAGATTTGTCTTTTTTATCAGGTCTAATTTCATACTCCCAAACGTATAATTTTTCTTCAGATTTCCGATAGAAAAAGATATAACCTGAACCTGAAACCAAATTGTTTTTATTTTTTCTTAAGTACAAATCAATGGACTCGAACGCAATGTTCCAAATGGATTTGGCAATGTTGAAAGCGTCAAATAATTTCGGGCCCGAAAACCTAAGGGTTTTATCTAATTCGTTTTCCTCTGTCTCAGTTAATTTTCTTGGTTTTTTCGGGGTTAATTCTTTAACCAATATTTCATCATCAGGAGATTCAAATTTTTTGTCGGTAAGTAAAAGTGTGTTTTCCTTAGAAATCGATTGAATATTTGCCAAATGTAATGATAATTCAACAAAATTTGGGTATAGTTCAAACTTGTCAAAACTTTCATCACACTTTTGAAGATAGTCTAATAAAGTATATTTGTTATACTCGAAATCCAACGGTTCTTTATACATCCATTCTGGATTCAGTTTGAATGCAATTTTTTTCTTTCTACCCATATAAAAATTATAATGGTCAAAAATTATTAATCAATTCTCATTACATAAAATAAGTCACCATCAGCATAAACTTCATGAGCTTCCCCATCGTATTGTGCCAGAAAATGCCCATATCCGTCCGTTTCAATCGCATCTTCAACCAAAGTGTCCTCATCAACAAATTGTTCCCAATTAACATCATAAGCTTCAATATAATTCCATGGATCGTAGTTTACTTCGTTCAATTTGGTATCTAACATATCATCCATCAATTCGTCAGGAAAATCACCTTCTGGATCGTCTTGGATTTCTGTTATTTCCATGGAATATTCATCAATTATTTCCTCAAACTCTGATATTTTTTTATTAAACCATTCAGCATTTGGCCCATCTTTTCGTTGTTCGAATTGCTGAACACTTCGTTTTAATCGACTCATTTTCATAAATAAAATATCAAGTTGTTCTCTTTGTTTTCTTGAAAACATTCTTTCACTATCATCGAAATACGCCTCGGGATAGTTGTATATATCTTCTTTGAAAAATTCCTCCGCGTAGTTTTTGACATCTCTTACATCAATATGTGATTTTAAAAAATCCTTATTGAAAAAGTTAATCCCCTCCGAATAAATTATGTCTCTGAGATAATCTTCACAACTCCTTCTTACGTCATCTTCGTCCCCGATAACATATTCCATACCTTCAACAATGAACTTATCCATATAATAATAATCCCCAGCAAAAATCAAATCGTCCAAAGTTGCATCTTCATCTAAATCTCCAACTTCTTTTAACCAATTCAATAAAAGTTCAGCTTTCAACTTCAGTGAGGGATTATTTTCCATGAATAGTTTGGTTCGGTCTGTATCGGATTCTGTTAGTTGTGAGAAATTCATCAGTTTTTATTTAATAAATATAATTATGTAATATAATTAAAGTTGTCGACTATTTATAAACATAAACAAATTAAATTTTATCACCATGGGATGCGGATGCAAAAATAATCAACAAGCACAACCTCAGGTTCAACAACCACAGCCTGCGGCTCCTCAACAACAAAATGA